GCAAAGTAATTTGATAGTCTGTTTGTCCAGAAATTGACACACCGTAATTATTAAACCAATCTTTATATTGTGGCAATTGCCAAATAGCATTTGTTGGTAAGAATGTTGACGTGTTGTTTACATTCTGATATGATAACTGGGGAGAAACAAATTGTTGTATCTTACTATCCCAAGAAGCCGGCAAATCAAAGTCTGTGATATTACCATCGTATGTGTCTATGCCTGTATACTTAAACAAGAAATCTTTAATTACTACATGAAATGGTTTTGTCTCATTGATATAACTTGACAAGAACAATTGATTATCTGATGAATAATTTTGTATTGGTTTCAGTTCTCTAATAGTATGACTAACGTCAACAAGAGAAGTCTTGTTTAACCAAGGCAAATAGTTTTGTGATTCATCTGCTTCACTTTGAATATATTCAAATAAAAGAATCAATGATTTGTTTCTGNACTCAANTAATTCATCAATATAAATTTGTTCGTTTAATGCACGNATGATCCAACGTGTTTCTTCACTTGGGTATTCATCAAATGAATCAGTGTCAAAGAAGTTATCACCGAAGCCTGTTTTGCCTAATGCATAGTCCCAAAGATATATGTTAAATTGTATTGTTCCGTTTTCTAAACCGATACGAGTCCATAAATCTGCGCCATCATAACGATACATTTCCCATTTGCCTTCACCGTTTGTTTCAACTCTAGCAATTGTTCCTGTAGTAACAGTAAGAGCAGAAAGATCAGCATAAAGTGGCACTGAGACAGATGACTTAGTATTGTTATTGTATTGTCCTATTGGATTAGTTGTTGGTAACCACCAGTTGACATATGACCAATAATTAGTAGTGTCATAAAATTCTCCTGTTTGGAAAAGATATGTAGCACTTTCTCTTGTTTCTGAGATTGGGAAATCTGCTAATATAGTATTGGCATATTTTAAATAGTTTTTCAAGCCTAAGAATCTATTGAAGAAGAAACTCTGTCTTGGTCTTTGCAGTACGCCTGACTGTACTGCTTTCGGTAAATATGGATTAGGCACAACTGCACCTACTTCGTCTACTCCAGAGAATGAATCTAATAAACGATCATATAAACCTTCTGGTCTGTTTGCTTGTGTTTGTATTCCAAATTTTGGCAGACCAGGTAAGAAATCATCTGCACCATCTCTTATTAAACTAAATTCTTGGTGAGATGGATCGTCATTACTNCCTGTTGCATAGCCTATATGGAATACACTATCATTAACATTTATATATGGTTGACAGTTATATAANCCAAATGCATTTGGCAACAATGGCGTAAGATATGAAACTCCAGATGCTGTTGGGTTTGCAATATATGCTTCTAAGTTAGTATCAGATAATGTCTTGCCTTCTGCACTCATTACAGTATCTGTATTTCGTACCCAGAAATAGTAGACAGGAGTAACTACATTTGATGCGTTTAGTGTCGATTCGATACTATATGTTTGTAAGTTCTTAGGAGTTCCTGCACCTGTGTATTGACTTGGTACATTACTTGATGCTACCCATGTATATACTGCAACATCTGACCCTGGGAACACTTGCCCCCAACGACTCGCATTGTATACATTATCATTTTGATGATAGTTTAACCACCTGGTAGTTGACGTATCGAACCAAAGTTCACCGACATGATCAGTTCCCCATATAAGCCCTGCATTGATTCCATCGATCTCAGCATTATATCTTGCTGGGTCTACGTTGTCAACATAGTCGAGGTTTTCTCTTACTACACCGAGCAATTTATTTTGCATCGGATCTATGTAATCTAAATTAATTAATGTATCATTTGTTTCTGCACTAAAAATTTGTGCATTTTGTATTTTGTTTATGTCTACAGTTTTTGAAGGTGTTCTGTATAATGTCCAATCTTTGATGCCTGTTGCATTTTGGAATAAATTAACTTGTCCTTCTAAATCTCCGTAACTCAAGTTAGGTGTACCAATCACAACTTGATTTGCATTAAAATCTAATGCTGTTCCGTATTCTGGTTCAAAGCCATAATTTTGTTCTTTGCTGTTCAAGTTTTGTGCATACACAAATTGACCTGGATCTGCAACTGAACCATTATAATTAGCAAGATAATCATACATGTAGACTGCACCAGCATTCTCCCATGTGTCAACAAAACGAGTTGCGTTATTATCAAAGATAGTATCGTTGTCTAAGTTTTCATCATCAGTAAAATCAAATGTTGTGCCTAAGTATCTTGTACTTACTGGGGCAGAAATTACTACTGAATCTTTTTCATTAAATTTAATCGTGTTACCAAATAATGTTCTACTGTCATTATGTGGTGCAGTAATGTTTTGTGTTTTTGTATAAAGAACTAATCCAAGATCAGATAATGTAGCAGTATCAACTGCTTGTATTAATAGTTTTTCATTAATCAATGCTAGACCTGCACTGATAATTGATATGATAAGTTTACCATCGGCAGTTGCACTTGCTTGAATGTTAGTGATGTCACTAGCATTGATAACATTTACTATATCAGTAGCAGTACTACCATTTACTAAGTTAACTAAGTATCCGTTTATTAACAGTTTTCTGTCAGCAGTTAGTAAGCACTTACTTGTACCAATGACTGTACCATATTTTCCACCACCATTTGTATATCTGTAAACTGAACCGTCAGATTGTATTGTCCCTAGAAGACGAATCTCACCAGGTGCACCCATTAATACTTCACTACCATATGAAGTCATGTCTGTTGCATAACCTAATTGAGTACCAACTCTAGTGTCTTCATCTGGAATCATTGTTTGTGCTAATGTAGAAACTGATGTACTTACAGTAACAATATCACCTGCTCTTAATGTTCCAAAATATTTAAGTTCATTTAGACCTGTCATTGCATAATTATTGTCATCAACAATTGTACCGTTAACACTAACTTGTCTAATTGCAGTATTGTTTTGTGCATAAATGTCAGCATTAAGAGTAGCATCATCTTCTAATGTAATTGCTGTAGCAGATGATCTAGTTGTTTTAAGTGACATTGTACCAACGCCAACTTCTTTAACATAATAAACTTGATTAGGACTTATACCAGAATCTCCAAAGACTCCGGCTGAACTAAAGACTATCGCAGTATTTTCAGTTAATGCAGTACCAGTGTATGTAATTACATTGCTTGTTACATTACTTGCTGATCTAGCAACGAAGATTGTATCCCATGCCGCATCAAATATATGAGGCTGATTTGGTATTGAATTGTATTGTGATTCAAAATTTTGCATTGCACGTGAGTAAACATAACTTGTACCCCAATTAGCATTGCCCTCCGGGGACGTTAAAGTTGGAGCACCAATTGAAACTGTATCGCCGTTAGCATCAGTTGCAACTGAAGAACCAAATCCACCTGCACCTACAGGAGATACGATTTCTGTTTCTTCATTAGAGTCAGTGTATGATACTTGATTTGCTGTGCCTGTGCCAGAACCGATACCAGTCGCAACAAACAAAATTCCTACTTTGTTTTCTACTGCACCGATTGCTGTAAAGTCTGTTGGGTTTTCATAACAGATACCATCACCTGCTACAAATCCTGCTGGCGGTGTTGTTGCCGTGAATGTAGTACCAACTTCATTGTCTACTGCACCGAGTTGAGTAAATTCTGTTGACCCAGGGAACAAAATCTGATAAGATTGTCCTGTTGTAATATCACTAGCACCAACTTCTGTACCCAATGAAGTGATCTCATATGTTTCAGTTGCAGTAAAGTAACCTGCTGTTAAAGGTATTCTTTCTCTGCTAAGTCTTATTACTTGATTGTTTAGTGGGTCACCAACATAAATCCAATTTTGATCATCACTCATAGAAATGCAAGTACCTGCTCCTGCACCAATTGTGATAGTTTGTAGTAAAACTGGATCGTCATCTATAACTGAATCGTTTACTGTATAGATGTAAACACGACCTACTGGGAAACCAGTACCATCAGTTGTTTCTGTGATAGCAAACAAACGACCTGAGTATGCGATTGCTGTACCGAATGTTGGTCTTGCTCCGCTAATAGGTAATATATTATCACTGTCTGTATCTTGTACAAATTCACCAGTAGTATCATCTACAACATAACGATAAACTCTACCGATTGTTGAGTCTCCTAACCAATAACTATATGTGTCTGGTATATACGCAACAGCACTACCGAATGTTTGTCCGTCTGCTCGATTTAAAGTTGTTGTCATGCCATAGTTTAATGACTTACGATAAACTCCCCAATTTCCATCTTCGGCTTCATCTACCCATACTGTATTCTTAACAAACTCTGCTTCGATTAAATCTAAATTATTAATGTCTGCTGGTTGTTCTACACGTTGATCACTAAATGTCAAACCTAAACCATTACCAGTTAATGTTTGTGGTGGTTGAACTAATGGTAAATTAATAGTTATTGAATTTAAATCATTAACGACAGTAACAATATAATAACCATTAATATTAGATGCTACGTTAATCATTGCGAACGGATCTAATATTTTTAAACCATGAGGTTTAGCAAATGTAATTGTAGTTGTGTTGTTTAAATTTGGAGTAACGCCTACAACTCTACCAACTGGCTTCCAAGTATATACTCTCCACTTTTCTTTGAAGTTTGCTAACCAAGCATAATCTCTAACATAAAAATCATTGAGAGGTACTAATGTATCATTTGAGTTAACTGCTTGTGGTAAGTTAGCAAAGTGATACGCCGCTAATTTAACATCGTTATAATTAACAAAGCCTGCTGTTGGGTATAACTTAGTTTCTGGCTCATATGCTAGTTCTGATAATATGTTAGCAGATTCAGGAGCCCGTGCGTAATTAAATAGATTCGCAAGTGATACGTTTTGCATTGATCCTTGAGTTGCAACATTATCTATTAATGCAACTATAGAAGGATTACCTGTTAACTTTGCTTCATTCACTAAGAACTCTACAAAATTATGATTAAGTGTTCCGCCAAACTCTCCTGTTTGAATTCCCCAGTTTTCATAAACATCATAGTTTATACCACCTGAAGGTAATGTTGCCCCTTTAAAAGCAGAAACTGAGTTAGGTGTTCCTTTTGTTTTAATTAAATTCTTATAAACATTAACTTGTGTGATGTCAGTCAAGTTGATTGATGCAAGATAGTCTCTAGGTCTAAAGCCAATCAAAGAGAATGCTAATTGATCTGCATCGTTTTCTAAGTTTGCTTTGTTACTGTTGTAATACAGTGTGCTTTCATATGAACGTGTTGCAGAGTTAGGCAACAAGCCTTTTTGAATCTGATCTGCATCTGTTAGTGTCCACTGACCATCTACAAATGTTGCTGACGGCTGTACTGTTGTACTTGCTGTCCAATATTTAGATTTGTATGTAACAATAGATCCTTTAGGATATACAAGTGTCGGTATCCATTCTTTGATGTTGTCTTGGTTAAGAATAAATCCAGACGCAAACATGGTACCGTCCCATTCAGCAGTTTTAGTGCCTCGTAAGTAAAGTCGATTCTGTCTAAGTCCAGTAACTAGATTATAGATGACATCATTAAACAATGTAGTGTTATCAAACACGATACCGTGTTCTAAGTTACTTAATTGAAATTGACCATATGACATTGCATCGCCAGTATTCAATGTTTTAACTTCAAATTTTGTATCGAGTCTTTCTATGTTTAAGTCTTTAGTTGCAATCTGATATAAGTTTTGATTTAACAAGAAATTTTCATTTTGAATTGTTAAAGGTTGAACAACATCACTCTCTTTTTCAATTTTTAATGTGTTAGCAGATGGACCAATAGTTATAATAGATCCAGATTCCCAATTAAATTGTGCCCAATACAAATACTCTCTGATCATCAGTTCCCAGTTTAAAGTAACTGAGTTTTCAATCGTGTCAAAGATCATACCTTTACGTGTTAAGTATGAACCATAACTTGCTAAGAACTGTGACAGTTGTTGCAATGTGTAAAATTGTGTGCCGTACGGTACAATTTTTTCTTGTATATCTGATTGTGTGTATTTGTTTACAATGTCTACTGAGTAATCATCAACTGATATAGTTGTTGTGCCTGTTCCTGTAATTGGTTGATCAATTGTAAAGTATGCTTGATTCTGTGAATTACCATATACTTTCCAACCATTATTCACAAGTTGAATAACAACACTTGAATATTTAATTTCATCATTAGGTTGATTATCATGTAGCAACACTTGATAACTTTCATCTGGTATTAACAATGATGAATTGTTTGAGTTTGGTGTTACTTTTTCAACAAGGAATTTTAATAATGTTTTGTCACTGAATCCAGCCAGTCTATATATTAAACGAACATCAACATTGTTTAATAAAGATGTAATAGTTTTTGTTGCATCTACGCCTTGTTGCTTTTCATAGTCAACAATCCAGTTGATGTAACTTGTTTTTGCTGTGCCATTACCATATATTTCAATATCACTGATGTCTAAATGAGTTCTGTCATCTACTAGATATTGTTTAAATTCTGTGTTATACTTATAGTTGTCTAAGTCTGCGCCTAAGTTAAAGAAATCTGCTGGTCTAGTTAATGCAAAGATTTTCATCAAGTCAAAAGCATATGATGAACTTCTTCTGTATGAGAATTCTGCTGGTGCATCATCTCCTACTTTCCAATCACGTTGAAATAAGTTTTGATCGTAGTTGCCAACTAATGTCTGCATTGGAGATTTTAAGTCTCCATATTCATCTACTGGAATAATTCTACTTAAACCAGGACGTTTTAATTTTTCTACAGTAACACTAGTTGTTCCGCCTGTATTATAAATAATACCTTTTTCTAAGTCATTCCATAATATAGTGTTTTCACTCGTATATGGAGCTGGACCATATTGTGCTGTCCACCAACTTGGCATCTGTGAGAAGCCTAACATTTCCCATGGTGCTATGTTTGGTTGAGATGTACCATAAAAGTATTCATACACACCTCTCCAATAACCTTGTTCAATAGGAGTGTTGTCTAATTTATTAGAAGACTGCCAATAGTTCCAAGACCATTCGTTTGCTTTTGTATATCCTTTTTGAGTTTTGTATGCGATTCTATTTTTACCAACCCAACTTAAAAAGTTTGCACTATAAATCTTTAAGAAGTCATCACTTGAATATGTAGAGTCTGAGAAGAACCCTGGCAATACTTCATAATCTTTTATTGGTACTTCTGTGCTTAACTTAATGTTATTATAAATTCTATTTTCAAACTCTAGTAATGCTTGATCTCTAAAATCAGTAAGTCCTGTTGCTGGTGTATAGTTGAGTGTATACAGAGATGTATACGAACCGTCATGTCCTCTTAACATGTAAGTAGGAGTTTGATAGTTTGGATCTAAAACAACTGCTGGTTGCCATTTAGGATATAAACCTAACTTAGTAGGCGTATTTGGAACATACGAACTATATGTTTGATTGTATTCTTTAATAGTTATCTGATCATTTGGTTGCAAACTCAAAGTAACAGTCAACGATGGCGCAGTAGATGAAACTATGTAGTCTACATCTTTAATTAATTGTGTAGTTGTTACAGTACCTGACTCTGTTCTTGCAAGATAAACTAAAACACCATTATAGTTTGCTGTTGTAAAATTATATGTTTGTGATAACGGATAAATCGATTCTTGCAATGCGTTTGCAAACGTATATGTGTTTGTCTTATATGGTGCTTGTGATGGCAACATATCACTCCAAAAGAATGATGTATCTTCCGTTTTAGATTTAACAATAATGTTTAATGCATCATCTAATATTTTACTCGGTGTATATGTATTAGACACATCCATATCATTAACAGTTTTAACAACTAACTGTTTGTAATTTGTATATTCTTGTGAGTTGTATTGTAAAGCATTAAACAAATTGTAATTAGACTTGCGTAAAAATATACTTGGCAACACTAATGAAGCAGAGTTTTGAATAATACTGTTACCATATGGAACAAGATTACCTAAGTCTCTTAAGTTGTTAGCACCGAAAACAACACCAGTTGANTNTGGGTTGTTAATAAAGATGTCTTGGTANTGTGATCTAATGTCACCCAAGTCAGCAACTTTTAAATTTTCATTAAATGGATTGTTGCTTAAATTAATAGGTATGCTATAATATGCTGTTATCGAAGGTTGATTACTTAACAACAAAATTTGTATAGGAGTGTCTACTGTTGGAGCAGTATTAAACGTCACTGTCGTTGTTTTATCAGTAGATGTTACAGTGTAAGTACTAGGCAATTGATATACATTATTAAGGTAAACTTGGACGTTTGGCCACTGAGCAGTTACAGTTGAATCATAGGGAATAACTGCAACATCACACATGAATTCTGCTGTGGTCCCTGCTGTATATTCTAGTTCAAATATTTGATATTGAACTGAGGGGGCAATGGCTGTTTGCCAGCCTAATTCACGGGTCTTTGTTGTGCGTGTAGAATAATCATACACGTAACCTGTATTTACGTTTTGTGTTACTGGAGTTGTTCCTGTAACATATGAAAATGTATCAACGTTTAATGATACATCAAAACTAATATCACCTTGATTGACGATATCAGAATAACGTACAGGGAAACCTAATATCGGATCATTTATGCCTGTACCTACACCGTAAGCAAATAATTTATTACCTATAAATGAAGTGCCTTGATAAATTGTAGTGTCGCCAAATGACACATTGTTTTTATCATAGATATTAAACAATGGCGCTTGATTGACTGTTAGTTTTTGTTGTGCTTCTTCCCATACTGTACCATTGAACCAGAATGTAGAACCTTGATTATAATATCCTCTTAGTGCTACTGTTTGGTTGTCAACTAAAGCTGGTGAGTCAACTGTCTCTGACAAAGTAATGATAGGTACTGAACCTGGAGTAATCGTTGAAAAGCCAACAACATAAATTTTATTTCTAACTTCTAAATTAGTATCTGCTACAAAGGCAACTCTAGCACCAGAAAACAATTGATAGTTTGCAAGTGCATCATCAGACCCAACAATTGATGCTACACTCGTAGTTCCAAATGTTGTATTAGATTCCCAAGAAACAGTTAACACAGTGTTTGTGCCTACAACTGCAAGACTACTAATAGAAGTATTTCTTGGTAGTAAGTTAGTTGAGTCTGCAACAAATTGACCTTTTTGAAACGATTTCAAAATATCAGTTGTTGGAATAGTTATTGTTGTGGTTGTGGCATTTGTCACAGCCGCAATTGTTGCAGTATAATTAGTGTATGATTCTATATCTGGATAGTATGCTTGTTGATTTGCTACATCAGCAAATGCATTTGTTGTGCGAGTATCAATAAAATCAACTGGCGCTTTTGCTTCTGTACCAGAATCGAATAGTTTTAAGTTTGGATAGAACTCAACGATCGGACGTTTTGCTTTTCTGTCGCCTGTAATATATGTTGAGATGATCGATGGGTTATCATTGTATTTTGCTGTTGCATTAATAACATCAATATGGAACCATCTGTTTGATCTTGACCATGCATTTCTATTAATAGCAGTTCTAGCAATAGTAATATAGTCTTGGTCTACTGGTATAAACAATTCAACATCGAAGTTGCCAATAGAGTAGTTCAATGTGTCATAAGGAATAAATTCAGTTCCAGTAAAATCTTCTGGCACAGTTAAATCAGTAGTTGGGATAAGTTGTATTGCTTCCCCTACGCCTTCAACATAATATTCACCTGACAAGTAACTTGCAGGAACAATATCTCCTTGAAATTCTACTTTAAGACCATTCGTAAATTCTACTCCGTTTGTAGACGTATATGTTTTTTGTCCTATAATATCTACATCAACATCAATTGTGTTATTCGTGTTACTTTCGATTAATCGTATTGTGCCTACTTTGTTTGGATCTGTACCATCTTGGTAGTACAATGTATCTAATATAGCAGACAAATATGGAATTTGTGTAATAACACCAAGTGTGCTACGATAGAATTCTAATCCGATATACTCAGTACCGAATTGAGCAGTAATCTTTTCTTCGTTTGGAATTACACCAGCTGGTATCAAACGAATAGTTGGGTTTGTTGCATCTCCAACATATGTAATTGTATAAAAGTTTTCATTAACATTTGTATAGAAGCCTTCTTCAAACAGACCTTCATTAATGTTTGCAGTCATTGTTCCTGTTTCAGGTGTTAATGATATTGCTGGACCATTCAATGTTTCTGAGAGTTTAAAAACAGAAGGACTAACAATCTCTTTTACATAATAAATTGTATTGCTGTCTACACCACCAATTAAAGGAGTTGTTCCTACTTGTGAAAATGTTACAGTTTGATTAAGTACTAAATTTTCAGTAGAACCAGAAGTAATAACTGTGTCTGCTGTTGTTTCAGTAATTGCTAAAGTAACTGGAGCAACAATTTGCGTTGATGTTAAATTAACATCGTAGTTTGCTCCATTCTCATCAAAGAATGATTGAATAAAGCCTACTTCGTTTGGCTCTGATGTTTGAGAAAACATAACAGTAAGATTTTCAAGTGATGTTACTCCATCTATGTTGCCTATTTCAGAAAGAGTTTTACCATTGATATCAGAAAACAGTTCGTCACTTACGACACTAACTGTATTGTTTCCTGGAAACAAATACTGATCTTGTGCATTTCTTTGCGGCACTGTAAATGTAACAAATCCTTGCGATGCACCATTGTTGTTAACACCCAAAATCTCTCTAGTATTTTGTGCTCCGTCTAAGCCTGTTACTCCAGGCACGCCTTGAATCCAAAACTGAGAGTCTTGGTTAATTGCAAATCTATAAGTACCACCACGTAACAAAGTAAGTGTTGGGTTTAATGAAGAAGTTAAAGAATTTACTGATCTAATGTTATATGCATTTCCTACATCACTTACAACATAGTCAGTTTCTGCAAAGACAGTTGCTGATGAAACTGAAACAACTGGAGGACCTTCTGGTATCCAGTAATACTGAGTAAAGTTAATTAATTTATCTAAGTTAGTAAACGAGTCCCAAGAATAGAATTCACTGTTAAACAAACGATTGTTGTCATCGACAACACCACCTGATAATTTAAGAGCATCTATTAACTCAGGGTAACTTAAGAAGTCTTTTGCTGTTGATTGATTCTCATTTAAGAATGCAACACCAGGAGCAAGTTGATAATCTGTACGAGTAGCATTAGGCTCTGTTACATAATAATCTTTTGCGTTAACACCATAACCAAACTTACTACCAACATACCCTTGCATTTGTGTAGTAGAAGGATTGTTGACTAAGTTGTCAAGGGTCGCTCCTAAAAATTGGGCGTTGGTTGAGGTTTTGAATATCTCTGGTAAAAACTGTAGTGTTCTTATTCTTGCCATGTTTTATATAGTCCTTAAGACTGTAGTGTGTCAGGTGTTAATGCGGCCACAATTACAACATCATTTGTAGTAGCGGCATTTGCAAATATTTCATATGGTCTGCATTTAATTTCATATAAATCTCCAAATAACTTTTCTGGATCGTTTGATACTAATACGACTGAACTAACCATATCTCCAAGTTTCTCATGTAAGTAAGAACTTAACTCTGAGAAGAAGAATGTATCGCCAAAGTTCCAATTATCAATGTTAAAATACATGTCCATTTCTTTTAAAATTGCACTTCGTATTTCACTATCTGATGCATTTGTCGATGTTGATTTTACAGCCTTAATAGTTGCTCGTAGTGATCTATCTGCTTTTGCACCGAATAAAGGTTTAAACGTAACACTATTTAATACTGCACTATCTGACAACATTTTGTAATCATTAATTAACGGATAAGAAATTTGCAACTCATTCATTGTTGGTTGTTCTGGTTTTGTTACTGTATCAGTAGAGTCTTGTATCCAATTTCTATATGCTGTATAATATGATTGTGTTACTAAGTATAAATCAATAATATTAGTAGTTGCTGGATCAATACGAGTTGTATTATTTGCATTATGTCTGTACTGATAATCTAATGCTTGACGACCAGATTTAACAGAATAATCTGTTTGCAATGTTACAACATAAAACGGTGTAGTTACAGTTGGATCTTGTATTGTTTTATAAAATTTATTTTCTGTGTATGCATAGAACAACTGACCTACTGGAAATTCATACTTCACAGTTTCAATTTGTGTTTTATTTCCGTAAGTGTAAATTATATCTGTGTTCGGAACAATAAGTTGTCTTGTTAAGTTAACAGGGTCAGTTACAGTTTTGAAGAAAACATATAAACCAATATTTGCGCCGTTGTTAACATACCCAGTGATATCATTAAAGAAGTCTGGATTTAAAATAAGTGTTGAGTTGTTTACATCTGTTGCCGCGACTTCTACTTGGAAATCATTTACATAGCCGTCAGATTCAACAGTCTGTCCTAAAATATTAACTTTAGTATCTGCACCCAATGCAGTATTAGAACCATATATTGTGTTGATACCAAGAATACTAACAAAGTCTTTAATAATCTTTCCTGTAAAAGGATCATACACTAATTCATTTTTACTAAATGTAAATCTTGTGTCAGCAACACTACCGAAATAATATGTTAATGACTTATATGTTACAGTATAACGATTATTTCCTAAACTAGTAAACTTAACAAAATAATTTGTATCCGTTGCTGAACCAATTGACCAACGTTCTTGGTTAACAAGCAACGAGTTATCAAACACCAATGTAAAATCTTGTTGCAATTCGATTTTAAGAATTGCTTCTTGTATGATTACACTAGATAATGAATTATCAAAAACAGGAATCACTTCAGTCAACGTGACGCCGTCTGGTACAAAACCATTAAGAGTTACTGGACCTTTGCCATTAGCAAATGACCCTTGACCAGAGTTGTTACCATCGCCGACAACATTTAATATCGTTGACCAAATATAATTCTTCTGACTTGCAGAAGGTATACCAGAAACGAGACGATTGTTGCTATCGAAATAAAATCCTGCAGGTGCTGTAAGTTTTGCAATTGCACCTGTTGTTGCATATTTTGCATTTGTTGTTGTGAATATTCCTATAGGCTCTGGACTTTCTTTTGATCCATTCTTAGAATAAAAATAACCAGATTCACTTGATGAATCTACTGAACTTGTTTTCCAATATAGAGTACTGCCACCGCCTGTTCCTGGATATGCATAACGTGTATAATTTTGTATGTAATACTGATTAGCACGATTCAATGCAAGTACTGATGCTAAATCATCAGTGAAGAATTGAATGATGTCTGATGTGTTGTTCACTTGCAATGTTAAGAAGCCATCTTCATTGTCTTGGTATAACGCTCCGTCATCGCCAAATGAATTTGTACTTGAATACTTTCCAGTAGGGTCAAGTAAATCTAAATTCTTAGATACGCCAATAGAACTTCTATTAATAGCAGAACTTTTAATTATTGAACTGTAAAGTGTATATGGGAAGTTCGTGTAGTCTTCGCCATTAACCATACGATTTTGCGTATAGTATCTTGTTGGTGCTCTTTGTTTAATTGCTGATAGTGATTCTCTGCCTTGTGCATTAGAAACAGTTAATGGCAAGCCTAATTGTAAACTAAGTGTTTCAGATTTGCCTGTTCTGCTAATATAGTTAAGTGTTACTGATACTCCATTCATTTCTGAAGGATCAATTACATAATTTAATCCATTACTGCTTCTTACAAAGGCTCTAAATGTACCTACGGGTATCTCTGAAAATATACCATCACCGAAAACATAAGTGACTTGATCGTTTGCACGTGAAGTTACTGAGAAGATTTTCTTAACACTTGATTCTGTTTGTAAATATGCATCTGCATAAACATTATCTACTTGTTCCCATGCTTTTAATGATGAATCTGTNTGAACTTGATATAACCATGTATCANTATTATTGATACCATTAGTATCAATATTGTAAGTTTCGTTTGCTATTTGTTGTTGAAACGATGTTGTAGAATTTTGTAAAGTCCCTTGTTTAAAGTAAAACATAAACCCAGTGTTTGGTGAACCAAATCCTAATCTGTCATTTCTATATAACATATTCATTTGATTAGTTGGTGCTGGTGGTTTTTCGTAAATGTATGTTTTATCCATTGACGTTCCACTTACTAATTCAAAGTTCATTGAGTTTCCGTCTACTTGTGAGACAAAAGGAACAATTGGACTTGTGTTGTCTGGAAGATTAATTGCGTATTCACTTGTACTTACGCCAAGAATTTCAGATGTGTTGCCTGGATTTCCGATTCGTTGAGTATCGATAAGAGTAGCATTGACAACAGTATTCATTTGCTCTAGCCAATTCGTATTACCTGGATCATTCCAAGTAATAGGTATATTACTTAAGTTTTGACCATTTGCATCTACAATGTTTTCTGTTGTTCGTACTGATTGTATTTTAAGATAGCCTGATGCACATGTATTTCTTTTTGGCGTATAACTAACTAAGTTGGCTAACTTAACAACTGAGTCTCTGCGTTCAGCAGTGTCAATAAAGTTCTCACGGGCGTTTAGATCGTTTCTGAATGCTAGTCCTTGACCCATGAATGACATAACATCAAGTAGAGCAATAAACTCTGAACTTTCTACATAGTCATTAAAGTTTTCAGGATAATAAAGACGAAGGTAATCGATAAAACTTTTTCTAAGTGTTTCGTAATCGTAACTTCTAAAGTCTGCCTGTGAAAAGGTTTGGTAGATTGCTTTCCAATCATTAACTCCAAATAGACTTGATTGCCTTGAACTTGTTGCCATAGTTATTCCCTGTATGACAAGTATTTATCTTTATGGAAAACCAGGGTTTTTTATTAGAATGAAAGAGTTGCAGAGTTAGTATCTGGATCAAAAACTACAGCAATATCACCAACATTATTGAAAGGATTGATAGATAATTGCACTTCTACTAAGATTCCTTCTTCTCTNTGCCATGATCTNATTGTATTAATATTGAGTCTGTTGTCTTCACTTGCTACTCGTTGGATTTCATTTTGCAATGCAGTAGATACATCTGNTGTGTTTGGCTCAAAAACAAAGTCCCAAAGAGTTGTGCCGTAGTTAGGCTGTCCAACCTTTTCCCCTTTGCGTATGTTTAATGCATTAATAAAATCTTGTATGACTAGTTTTTCATCTAAGAGTTTAAATTTCTTACCAAAAACAGTAGGATCTGTGATACCATTATTAACACCTGTTGCACTTACAGGCAGAGGATTCACCGTTCTCGGTTTATCTGCACCTATTGTTGAAAATCCTATGAATGTTGCCATACTATTATTTATATCCTATTTTAATTTCCATTGACTCAATATTTGGTCCCACTTCCAATTAGTGCTACCAGCACCGCCTTCGCCGCCACCGCCACTGTTGCCACCAAGACCAAAGTCACCTTGCAAGAATCCACCCATGCTACCAGCTCCATCAGTTGGAGGTGTTGGATCAGTTACTTGTCCAGTAACTGCTTCTACTGTATTTTCTACTACTTCTTCTGCTCCAGGTATAACTGGTTGACCTTCGCCTGCTTCAATAACTGAATACGTGTTTAAACCATCGTCAAGTATATTGACAGTTTGTGATAATCCAGGAGTTATGCCAGCCTGAGTCACATTAGATGTACTTTGATTATTTAATACTTGTGCTGATTGGTTGTCGGCTGTCGTATTAATAAGATTCTCTAAATCTTGGAATTGATTTAACGAACTGTCTACTACAGTTGGTGCAGTGCTTTGCTTTATTTCCTCTGCGACTGCTTTTACTTCTGCCTTAGCCGCCGTGTATGCAGGTGAATTCAGTGCCGCTTCATACTGTGCTTTTGCTTCTGCAATTTCTGGAGACCCAGCTGGTAAAGAAGTAACAAGTTCTGCATATGATGCTTGTTTTGCCGCAATTTGTTTTTCTTGTGATGCTACTGCTTTTTGTGCTGTCTTTAATTTTTTCGTTAACGCCTTCAGTGATGCAAATGCACCAAGAGCCGCAGACGGAATTTTTCCTAATAAGTTTGGTCTTGGGACTTTTGGATTTCCTAATACTTCATTGACAAGACCCATAAGACTTTCTCTAGTACCGAACGTATTCAATGCTACTGTAGGCAATGTGATCGTTGACCCACCACCAGATGTAAGAGAAGACAATGCACTTACAAGTGCGGCAGATGCTCCAGGACTCAAAGATCCTGATAATGTATCTGTTAGCCCATCAAGTTTGCTACTAGCATCTCCTAACAAGTCTTTAATGCCTGCGCCTGGATCTCCTCCAGAGAATGCGTCTGATGCAATACTGCCTACTTCAGATGATAATGCTCCTAGTCCATCTGCAATTGCATTGACAGAACCTTTTGCATTATCTACAAGACTGCCACCAATTTTCTGTCCTCCTGGTAAAGCAGACATACCAGATGCTACCACTGCGGCTGTTGATGCTGATGCTCCTGTAGAAACAATCGATGCCGCACTCGATAATCCACCTGCATTTGCTAAACTTGTTGGTGATCCAGTCAATGCACTAACTGCTGATGTTGCATCACTGATTGCATTGTCTGCTATTGATGTATCTACACTAAATGATGCTAAGTCTGTACCAGTTACTCCTTCTGCCGCCGCAGTTACACTTGCGGCCGCTTCTTTTGCAAGTGCTTCTAAGTCTACAGGAACATTTGCTGGCATCTTTTTAAACGTTGCTGTTATAGATTTAAATGATGATGCGGACGCACCAATATCAGCATCAAAACCAGCAGTGATGTTAAAACCATCTGGTGCTTTATTTAATGCATCTAATGCTTTAGTGATTCCACCTGTACCACCTGTTAATGTACTTGCTAATGTTGATTTTGCACCTTGAGTCACAGAACCTAATAGGTCTGCTCCGCCTCCAGCCACAGTGCCAAGACCAGAACCACCACCTGTCAGTGCCGACGCAGTACTCGAAACAGTATCAGCAAGTCCTCCTGCTCCAGTTAATGATCCTACCATCTGCGATCCAGTACCAGCGACTATGCCACCTATAGCAGTACTGGCTTCTTTACCTGTTACTGCGCCTATCTTAGTTAACGCCGTTTGTCCTTTTTGTAAATTTGTTACTACTGATTTTGCTTGTGTCGATGTACTTCCAACTAAAGTGTCTAAATTACTAGCACCATTTTTACCACTGAATGCAGATTTTGGCATTGCTTGTTTTACAGATTTGCCTGCACTCACAAGGGTATTAACCATTGTGTCTGCCCCAGGCTTAAGAACTCCACCAGATGACAATTGTGATGGCGTTTGTGCAAAGCTACCAACTGCGGCAGTTGCAACTCCAGCCGCACTAGTCACAATGTCAGTTCCCTTAGAGACTGCTCCTCCAAGATTATCCGACATCGCCGCCGCAGTAGCGATTCCACCGAGTACAGATGTTGTTGCATTTTTATCAATTGCTCCACTAATTGCACCAACTTCAGGAACTGATGCTGATGTTGCAGGAGTAACTCCTGGTGCGGCGCCACCAGCATCTCCAGCTTCTGAAGCCGCTTTGTTGATTGCTGAAATGTCTGCATCTGGTGTTGCTGGCAATGCTTCGTCAGCACCAGATTCAACAGTAACATCAACTCCTTGGTTAGCATATTGCCATGGCATGTGAGCAGGCGCTCGTGTTGTGATGCTATCAATTTGAGCCAATGCTGTTGCCCATCCTACTGCTTTATCAAATAATGTATCTGGGTGTTGTTTTACTTCAATTGGTTCTACAATTCCTGGAATAAGCGAAGCACTAGGACCATTCATATGTATTTTCGGTGCATTCTCAAGTATTTCCATACCAGACTCTATACCTAATTGATTTGCTGATAGCAATCCAATTGCATTGTCTGATTTAAAAGACATGTTGTTAAGAGCATATGATGTATGATCATTGCCTACTCTCTGTGAATAATTGTTGTCAGCATCAACAAACATGTTTTGAGTTGCTTTAACGTTAACATTTCTACCTGCATGTAAATTTAAATCATTGTCTGCATGTAAATTAAGATCACCTTGTGTACGTACATTGACGGAGTTTGTAGCATAAAGATCGATTGTACCTTCTTTGCCTAATTCAATATATGTTTGACCATTTGAATGTAAGATAGACAACATCTGTCCGTCATCACTCATTAATATCTGATGACCCAATGCTGTACGCAGTCGAATTAACTGATTTCTACCGATGATGTCTCCATCATCCATAACAAGTGAATGCCCACCACGTCTGGCTATAACATTATAGTTTGCTTGATTTACATCGTTTGCATCTACGCCTAACTCTGATACAAGAGTTTCATCTGTGTATCCGCCTTCATAAATTGGACGACCAGGAGTACTTACTCCCCAACCCACTCTACTAGTAGACTCTCTGTTTGCACTACTTGTAATTGGTCCTCTATAAGAGTCTCTCAATATACCTTGTTGTTGCATGATTGATGCAACATAACTATGTACGGGTTTAGCCGCACTTAAAAAATCTACTGTGTCAGCCAAATCTGGGTTTTTAGTATTAATATTAGTGACAGGTAAAACTGTAGAGCCACCATATGATTGACCTTCACCTTCATTGAGAGTTACTTGTTCTGATGATCCTATAGCAGGTATCATTGTGAGAGCATTTGGGTCTTGCTTTGCTCCTAAACAATATCCTACATCATCACCTTCAATGAAGATACAAATAACTTCTGTACCTATATCTGGTGGAGACTGCCATTGACCATAAGAACTTGGATTACTTGTATAACTGCCCCAATCATCGTCAGCACCTCCACCGATTGTCTGACCAAAATACGGAGATAGTCTACGTACTTTATAAGTTTGTGGATTGTTTGTGTTTGTATCTAAACTAGCTGATGCATATACTTGTAATAAACCTTGTCGTGTCGGATCATAATTAGAATACACAGTACAAAGCAACGGCCCAAGACTTGGTGGCGATCTTTTTAAGTTTCCGTATTTTTTGTCTACATTTCTTGGCATAGTTTATTCCTAAGAGTCAGGTCCTGTTTCTTCATTACTTGATGCTGGAGTGATGTTCACATTCTCAGCATTATTTTGTTGATTATTTTCTCCTTCGCCAGTAGATTCTCTTCCCTCACCGCCATCTTCATTGTCACCTGTTGCACCGCTTTCACTTGGATCTTTATCAGGAAAAGAATTGAGTACTGCTTCTAGTGTTTGTGTAAACATTCCATCCTGAAAGTTTGATTTTACTTTAACTAATTTATAACTAACACCTTTAATTTGATCTTTTACCCAGTCTGGATATTTAAAGAATAGAATGCTTTCGTTGATGTCTAAAAGTCCTTTATCATCATTATAGTCTACTGCTTCTTTAAAGTCAATCTCAAAAAATACTTGTCCGCCATTTGCATTGATTCTAAAACCATCATCGCCATAAAATCTACTGTATACATCATTTGGACCACCTCGATGATCTTCGATAAAGAAGTCTGGATCTCCTAATATTTTTATTTTTGCTTGAGCATAAGAGTCTGGTGAATACAGAGAAGTAATATATGCTTGTTGTACTGAGTCTGAGTTTGCAATAGCATTTACTGAAGGTCTAGCCGATTTTTCTTTAACGGTTGAAACATTTGTATTTCTTGTCGCATTATTTTCATTCTTACTAATATTGCCGATTGTTTCATTATAAAACAAATTGTCAAGTTGTTGACTATATTCTAAAATTTCTTTATTTTGTCCAGTCCACCAATACTCATATCTTTTATGAGGACCATAATAATCTACGCCAGGATTTGTTCCGCCCACTTCAACAATTGGAGTCTTGTATGTTTCTATACGATATGTTGTTGTGTATGCCCAGTCATTTTTTAGTCCGTCCCATTGGGCTTCTGATATTATAGGAGTAACATGATACCAACCAAGACGAGTTTGACTAGTACCTCCATCTGCTTCTGCTTCGCCAGTATCTAAATCAGGGGCGGCTTTGTTTTTGTACAACACTTGCAATGCATTTAACATGTATGAACTACTTTTAATTATTGTGTCAAACGTAAGTAGAATAGGATCATCCATTTTAAAAGATATGCTTCTTTTACTGTCATCTGGATTTGATGTTGCTCCTGTACCATCTGCTCCGTTAGTAGTTTTTGGTTCTGGAGGAGGTGTTCCCCATTTTGATTTATCTAAATCTGCTGGGTTTAACATACTTGCAGTTTTTAAAATTTCTTCATCACCGTCACCGACAAACTCTAATACATATTTGTTAGCAAATTCTTGTGTAGCAGAATCTCCTTCAGTCTGATCTACTTCAAATTGATTTAGTTTAGTAAATAACCCTTCTTCACCTGTATACATTTCTTCTATTGTACTTCCAGTTAGTGTATACGGAGATTTCAATCTTCCTGCTTTAGTTCCGAATGCTCTATTAGGTGCTAGTGCTACACCTTTACAAGCATAGTTTGTTGCATCACCGTCAATTTTAAATTTTATACTAGTAATAGCAATATCATAATAAGTCTCAAATAATCCTGCGCCGTCATCGCCAGTCGCATTTTGGTCAATTGCTTGACCGTCTTCCATTAAAACTTCTTTTCCTTTTGCTATATTTCCATTTGCATCNTANCCTAAAAATTTTATACCTAATATAAAAAACTGTCTAGTGCCTGAACTTAAACCAGGCTTCTTGCCGCTACTGAATCTATCTGGGTATGCATTAATAATAGCAGTACTTGCTTCTCTAAGTTTTGTAGTAAACGAAAACGAATACGGTTCAATGATGTTAAATTTAACATGATAAGTACCTGTTGCTGATTGGTTAGAATTACTACCTGCTACATGTTCTATTTCAGCATTTTCAATGTAAAGGTCTTTGTCAAACCCTGCACCACGATTTTCTCTTTCATTGTTAATACCACCTGATTGAGCAATGAGATATGCACCGCCTGTACCTGCACCAGCACCTGCATCTGTCAAAGCATCGATGTTTCTTCTACCAGTTGCAACAAATGCATCGTAAGCATCTGGACTGATCATATACAGAGAAAGTTGATATGTGTAGGAAGATAATGCGCCTAGTGGATTGTCTAATCTTCTTCCAGGTTGATCTGTTTTATCCACCATATTAAATACCTAATGCAGTTGATATAGTGTTTTGTGTTGGTATTTTAATTTTAAGTCCTGTGACAAAGTTAAAGTATGGGTCTGGTCCAAGAGAATTTGGATTTCTTGCAGAAAATACCCACCATAAACGAGAATTATTATACAAGTGTTGTGCTAACAAATCTGGTCTAAATTCATATTGTGCAGTAATTGTAAAATCTGCATCATTTGGTAATTTTGGAATAGGAACTCCTGGTTGCAACACATCTAAATAATTATTATTCACAATCTGTGAATTATAGTATGGACTAGACTTCGGATATATGTTATTTTTTTGAGTAGCCATTACCAAATACCTGGGAAGTCATTCTTAGCACCACGAGTCAATGCACCTTTAGCATACTCTTTGAGACTAAACTTATTACTAATAGTATTTCTACTAAGAATCGGTATACATGTGAGTGTGACAGTCATCTTTGTTGGGACATATGTTATCCCAGTCGATTCAGTAACTGCAAAGTTAGCAGGTGGTATACTACCACCAGGAGATAACTGACCGCCAATCAGAGTAGTTTCTGCATCTGCTCCCGCTGTGTCTGTACTTGTTGCTCGAATATAGTCTACATCTTTAGGCAACGCATATGAAAAATTAGTAATGCCTACAGGGTGACGATTAAACTGAAATGTTCCTAGACCATGAAAAAATCCTAATGGAGGAGGTGTTCCGTTTCTTGGGTTTTCATCTTGTCCATAAAACATTTTAGTCATAGATTTAAAAAAGTGTATAGATGCTAATAGATAGTTTGCTTCAAATGTGTCTTGGCAAGTAAATTCTGCACTCACTGAGATATCAGAAATCATACTGTTTTTGTATTGATTTATTTTAAAGTTTGTATGCGTTGGGTGTGCGCCATCATAGTTTGCCGCATAACTAATATTAATCCCAGGCGTATAAGGAAATACAACTCCATCTGTAGCCGCTAAAGGTGCCATAATTCCAGGCTGACTATCTTTATATAGATAGTTGGCGTCAGGCGCTAAGGCTAGCCTAACTCTCCAATCAGATGCTTGAGCGGCGGTGATGGCATCAATCGCTCCTTCTTGTTGTTCTTCTGGCATACAGTGTTCCTAAATTTTAACGGATTTACCTATTTGTATAAATAGTAATCTCACATGATATATTTATCTTTGCAAAATACCCCGGAAATTTACCCGTATCAGTTGCATATAGGACAGTGTTGATGTATAATACATCTCATAGTTATATCTATCTAACTCAACTAACCAAAAGGAAAATTAATGCCAGCACCTAGAAAAACTACAAACTATCTAAACAACAAAGATATTCTTAAAGAGATTCACAAGAGTAAAACATCATACTGTTCATATACCAAACAAGAGTATCATCAATTTGATTTAATCGCAGATATGTTTGAGTCAGGACTAGAAAAAAGTCTTGCTTGGTGCTTGAAGCCAACCCAAATTAAAGAANCAA